ACCCTCAACCTTTATTGCAAAGCATTACATTCCCAATAACTAACCCTGAAATTGATAATGCTGATCGTGATGCCCTTCTCGGAATATTTATGGGTCAGCCTATAAACCTTCAAGATTTACCAACGGCAATAGCTGGAGGAGAATTTGAAGGATATGTTGAGGGCTGGAAATGGAGCACTCGATTTAATGAATTATTTTTAACTATTAATCTTTCGCCAGTAAGTTTCAGTCAGGTCGCTATGCGATGGAATACTGTGCCTGTTGGCGAGGCTTGGAACACCCTATCCGCTATACTAACATGGGAAAATGCGACAATAGTCGCCTAAAGGAGAAGCATGGCAACAACTACTAATTACAGCTGGACAACTCCAGACGACACAGCTCTTGTCAAAGATGGCGCAGCTGCAATCCGAACGCTTGGAACTTCAGCTGATACAACAGTTAAAAATCTTAATCCAGAAACAACTCTTGGTGATCTTGCTTATCGATCATCATCAGCTAATGTAAAAACAAGATTGGGCATAGGATCAACTGGACAAGTATTAACAGTTGCGTCTGGTGTGCCATCTTGGGCAACTCCTTCTGATCAAGTTCCTTTAACGACTAAAGGTGATATTTTTACTTTTTCAACAGTTGATGCAAGGCTTCCTGTTGGAACTAACAATTATGTTTTAACTGCCGATAGCGCAGAAGCCACAGGATTAAAATGGGCTGCTGCTGGTGGTGGTTCAGGTTTAACTTTTATTTCTAGAACTACATTTTCAAGCGTGGCATCTCAAGCATTTGATGATGTATTTACTGCAAGTTATTATTCATATATTGCTAGAATAGAATATATTTTTGGTGGAACTGGAGCAGATGATTTACAATTACAATTTAGATATGCTGGGCCATCAACACAAACATCTGGTTATTATGGTTCATCATTAGAAACTGTCTATAACGGCACATCATCAATAACAGGTTCAAACAACGCAAGTCAAGGAACTATTGCCACCGATATTGGTGGAACACCACAGGGAACAACTGCAGTAATCAATTTTAACGGCGTTGGAAATGCAAGCGAAGTTGCGACATATTATGGACATGCCTCAAACATTCCCGGAAGCGGGCAACAATTATTTAATGCGGTAAGCCCTACTGCACGCATTTATACAGGATTTCTTTTAAAATCATCATCATCAAATATCACAGGCGCAGTATCTATCTATGGATTGGCTAAAGCATAATGACAAATAAAATAGGGATATATAATCATTTAACTGGTGAGAATAATGTTAGAGATATGACTAAAGAGGAATTGGCAGACAGAAATGCAGAAATTGCTGCAAATTTAAAAACCAAATCTTTATTAGAAGCCGAAGCCGAAGCAAATGCATCAGCCAAATCTGCATTACTTTTTAAATTGGGCATTACTGAGGATGAAGCAAAACTCCTTCTTAGCTAATGAAACCATTTTTATCCAAAGCAGCAGCGCAATTAAGAGAGCAGATTGATGATAGTTTCTCAAGCCGTTTGCGTTCAAGCGATGGGTGGATTGGCGATGATAAACATTCATTACGAAAGAGCGACCACAATCCAGATGAAACAGGTGCAGTTCGAGCAATTGATATTGACGCTCGGCTTTCTGACGACAAAGGGATTTCAACATATCTGGCAGATCAAATTCGACAATATGGGAAGGATCATGGGCGCGTCAGTTATGTGATCCATCAAGAGAAAATTGCTTCGCCTTTGCTTGGATGGCGTTGGCGTAAATATAAAGGGATTAACAAACATAATCACCATATTCACATCAGTTTTAAAAAGGATCAAGATGGCAACTCTGCCTTTTTTGATATCCCATTACTCGGAGGCAAAATATGAAACTATCTAAAAAACACAAAGCAGCCATTAAATCATATCTAAGAGCTGTGGCTGCATCAGGAGTTACTGTTGCTCTTGCAATTGTTGGAGATGTTAAGCCTGAATATGCAGTATTGCTTGGTGCGGTAATTGCTCCTATGATTAAAGCAATTGATCCAAAGGAGAGTGAATATGGAGTTGGTTCTGAAAAATGACACCGACAGAATGGGCTGGTTTCGCCGCAGGTATCTCCGCCGTATTAGTAAGTTTCTTTGCGGGTCTGCGCTTTCTTATTAGAGGATGGCTTTGGACATTAACTCCAAATGCTGGTAGTTCTTTAGCTGATAGACTTGCAAGAATTGAAACACGCCAAGAGGAGTTAATCCGCTTTTTGCACAATCAGAAGTAGAATTGTGATATGGCGAACACACGAAAACATATCAAACGCAAAAAGATCAATCGTCGAGTAGTTCGCCAATCTCCTGAACCACTCAGCAAAATAGATCAGCACTACACAGCTCTCCACGAATGTTATAAAGCAGCTCGCAAAGCAGGATTTACTCCTGAGCACGCATTTTGGCTTATGACCGAGCATAAGACTTTCCCTGATTGGATTGTAGGCGATGGAGGGATTATTCCTTCCATAGATCCAACTGACGATGAGGATCTTGATTAAAGCCAATCGTAGGTATTTAGTTACGCCAGATCTGCAAATTCCACTACACCATCCACAAGCTACCAAAAACCTAATTCGCATGAGCAAACATGAAAAATTTGATTATGTTTTAAATGTTGGTGATGAGTTGGATATGACCAGCCAATCGCGTTGGGTAAAAAATACAAAAACTGAGTTTGCTGAAACACTTGATCAAGAGCGAACTATTGCACAAAACATTCTTTATGATCTAGGCACAACAGACATCATAAGATCAAATCATACGGATCGATTATTTACAACCTTACTTAAAGGTGCTCCGTCATTACTAGGATTGCCAGAATTGGTCTATGAAAAATTTATGAATTACTCAGATCTCGGCATACGCTTTCATAAAAGAGCTTATGAATTTGAAAAGGGCTGGTATCTCGCTCATGGCGACGAAGGAGTTATGTCTAAACAGGCTGGCATAACTGCCCTTAATCTGGCTAAAAAGTGGGGTAATAGCGTAGTTTGTGGGCATACGCATAGGCAGGGTGCAGTCCGACACCAAACTGGCTTAAACGGGCGTTATTCAACAATTTGGGGCATCGAGGCGGGTCATCTTATGGATATGAAAAACAAAGCATCTTATCTAAAATATGCCTCAGCCGACTGGAACATGGGCTTTATTGTGCTACATTTTGGTAAGAAAGGTATGAGCGTAGATGTTGTGCCAGTCAATCACGACGGCAGTTTCAGCTACAACAAGCGATCCTATGGAGTGTGAAACAGACTATATCGACCGCACGATTGATGATCATATCGACGCAATTGAGGCTCTTGGCTTTATCTAATCGTTATAAAACACGCCGAAAAAAAGTTCGCTTATAACCTTGCTTTAGGTCAAACTTTATGTATTCACAGAGATACTGTGGATATGTAGGGAGCGACATGTTACTAGAAACAAAGGGCAGCCGAGAAGCTGCTTTGAAATATGCAGATAGAGGATGGGCTGTCTTACCTTTACTGCCTAAGAAAAAAGATCCACATTTTGACCTTGCTCAAAGAGCATATCTATCAGCTACAACTGACAAGAAAATTATCAACTTCTGGTTTGACTATGATGAGAATATCAATCTTGGTATTGCTTGTTATACCTCAAGCCTAGTTGTATTTGATATAGATTTTCGCAACGGCGGAGTTATTGATGAAAGATTTACTCCGACCTATACGATACAAACAGGCGACGGATATCATTTATATTATCTAGCAGATAAGGCTGACACTTATCGAGGCAAATTGTCTAATGGTATTGATATCAAATGGAAAGGTTATGTCGCAGCTGCGCCTTCTATCCATCCGTCAGGAGCAACATATAAAGTAATCGATGACAGAAATCCTGTTGTTGTGCCAAAAGAGTTATGGGAGTTGGCAACGAAATGAATGAATTAAAAGATTTTGGTTATGTGGTTATGTGGTCAATTGTTGCAATTGGATTTGTAGCAATTGTTATACACCATATAAGAGAAAATGCTTTCCAGAGTGGTTATTGGAAAGGTAGAGCTGATGGTTGGAAACTCGGCAATAAGCAGCGTGATTATGCCAAAAACAACTGATCAGGTATTGAATGAAGTCATCGATACGATCCATCAGCGCGGAGGCATTTATGGACATCCATACATTAACCATAAGCGAATTGCAGATCTCTGGTCTGCTTATCTCGACTTCCCAATCATGCCTCACCAAGCGGCGTTATGTATGGCACTCATTAAGGTTTCTCGGCTTACTGAAACTCCAACCCATGACGACAGTATTAAAGATCTCATCGCATACGGAGCACTCTATAAAACTATATTGGATGCCGAAACAGATGCAGATTTTGGATGGGAGGAATAATGTTTAATTTAGCTGATTATGAGGATGTGGCTACTCTTAACAAATGGTTTATATCTAATTTTCCGTCTGGTCGATCTGACATATCAGTAGTCAGCCATGATGCAGAAAAGGGATATATCTTGGTTCAAGCAACTCTTTGGCGCGATAGCAAGGATGAACAACCAGCAGTATCAAACCTTGCTTTTGGATCAAGAGATTTATACATCCAAAATATGAGGAAATTTTATGTCGAGGATACGGCAACTTCAGCTCTCGGGAGGGCAATAATCCTATTGAAAGGATCTGACAAAACAGCAACTAAAGATGACATGAGAAAGGTTAGTGATGAACCAGTTAAAAACATTTATGGCAAAAGTGGCAATTCGCAAGTTATTGAGTTGGCACTCCGAAAGTCATTTACAGATGATCCTAAGCCATCAAGCGAACCAACAGCATGGTCAGTCGGAGATGTGGCAGAAGCCTTATCGAGCAAACCTAAACAGCAAGAATGCTCACATGGCTTAATGATTTTAAAACAAGGAACTGCCAAAACTGGTCGTCCATTTTATGGATATGTTTGTTCAGCTGCAAAACCTGAACAATGTGATGCAGTCTGGGCAAAAGTTGCTGCCAATGGTCAATTCTTTTTTGAAGGAGGTGAATAAATGGGTGAATTACAAATCATCGATGGCTCTGGATTTATGGCTACCTTTAACGATCAAGGAGTTACAGTAGAGCCAACGACAATTAAATGTGAT